ACTGTATTGCAGACGATTTGTATATTTTTAGTGCCAAGTGGTGTCCTTCCTGTGTTAATTTAAAAAAATTTCTAGATGATAATACAGAGCTACATGACATATATAATATTGTGATTCTAGATATAGATGAATCACCAGATCTGAAAAGATATTTCAAAATTAGAGTTGTGCCAACTAGTATCATTTTAAATGATGATGCTGTAGAACTGGCAAGAATAATTGGATATGATCATACTTATCAAATCAAACTACAAAAATTAATGAAACAAGGAAAATAAATTGGACATTGAAATATTTGCTATTAATGCATCCAAAAAAAGTAATCAACCAAGACAGCTGATATTAAACAATAAGCAATATAAATCAGCAATTGATAGTTTCAAAAATGAAATATCATATTATGAATTATCTGCTGAAATACATCAAATAGATATTGGTGATTTACCTAACCAAGTAAAATCTAGCATGATTATTATAGCAGATAATACATTTTATGTGGAAGATGATTACTTAAATAAAGTGATCTCTATTAACAACTTATTAAGAGATGGAGGTATATTCTGCGGCCCAACTAGCACACACACACATGCCTCACTTAATAATGGTGTTCATAAGATAAATCAAAAATATCAAAGATATAATCTTGATTATGGTCATAATGTCATATCAGATATAACTGGTGAAATACACTTATATCCAGATTTATTATACTGCGCCATATCTGGAAGAGCCTATAACGATTTTTCATATAAGCCAGTAATTTCATATAGGCATAAAAATATCAGTAATAAATTGTTTATAGCTCAAATGTCTCATAGATATCATGTTTACTATTGTGGCACATTGGGTAAAATAAAATATCTAGATGAAACAGATTTTTCAATGGAAAAAATATCTGATTTTTATTATGATTCTGGATACCAAGATGGATTATTAGTCAGCAATAAAAACTTAGATGAAAAAAGAAAAGAATTGTGGCATAGATTTGTAGAGTCTCCAGAAATGCTAGATAATGAAATGCCAAGATGGCTATTAGATTCAAATCCAGACATGGATGGTGATTATTTGGAAAATTTGGTTATATGTAAGTGTAAATATCAAATAGGATTTTATGAGGGGATGCTATCTAGAAAACTGATATGATTACAATTGATTTATCTAAGTCATCTGGATTTAAGCACCATAGATCTGGATGGCAATTTTGTTTGAGTCAGTTAAAAACACTACATTCAAATAGTGGTATTTTTTGCGATGATTTTATTGAAAGATCTTTTTCTTGGTTTTTACATGACCACTTTCGTGGAAAAAGTATTTATCGAATACCATATAAACATAAATGGATAGGATTTTTACATAATCCACCAAATATGCCAAATTGGTTTAATTATTTTGACTCTCCAAGTGTGATATTAAACCGCCCAATCTTTCAAGAATCTTTAAAAACGTGTAAACTTTTAGTTGTATTATCTAAGTATCTGAAAGAATGGCTTGAGCCGCGTGTTGATGTTCCAGTAATAGATCTAAAACATCCGACACAAATTCCTAAATTAAAATGGTGTCCAGACAAATTTATACATCAGCGTTGTAAGCCAATAGTACAATTAGGATATTGGTTAAGAAAATTAGATTCACTACATAAATTAAATATAGGAACAGATTATACAAAAATCTGGCTTCCTAGTTCGTATGATTATACTTTAACTATGCTCGATGTATACAACAAAACAAATCCAGACGCCCATCAATCTAGATATATGTGGGCTGGAGTATCAATGTTAAAATTTCTAGAAGCTGATCAATTTGATGAACTATTAACTAGGGGTGTAGTATTTTTGGATCTATATGATAGTTCTGCTAATAATGCGATCATAGAATCTATGTCTAGAAATACACCAATAATAGTAAATAAATTACCAGCAGTAGTTGAATATCTTGGTGCTGATTATCCATTATACTTTGATAATCTTTCTGAGGCTGAATCAAAAATAAGAAACACAGATTTAATCATCGAAGCCCATGAATATCTAAAAAATATGCCTAAATACTTTTTAAGTGGCAGATATTTTGTCAATGATTTTAAGAAAAAGTTAGAGAATATATTATGAAGTTAATTTTTTCACCAGTTCCAAGATCTGGTTCAACAGCTTTATGTGAGTATATAGCATATTCATCTGAAAGTACTTTGTCTGTGGAACCATATAATCCAGAGTGCAATGAAAATAGACAAGTAACATTAAAAGATAAGTTCGAAGAAATACAAACATATGATATTATAAAAATATTAGGCTGGCCTCTAGATATATTAGATAATTTTGAAATAATAGATGTGGCTGAAAAGATTATTTTTTTATATAGAGAAAGTGTATTTGATACCATGTTATCAAATATTGTATCGATGACCTATTCTGGAGACTATAAAATATACTGTAAAAATAGACTAAAAAATAGTTTCAATAGCGATGTAGCTCAATCTTTATTGAACCATTTTTATTCTGAAATAAGACCACCAATCGACTTAAAAGAATTTGCTGTCTGTTATTTTGATTTCATAAAAAATATTCAATGTTATTACAATTATGTAAAATTTTATCATAGCAATAAAACCTTAATAGTGAAATATGAGGATTTATATTCTGAAAATCAATCACTAGAACTAGATAAAATAATGCATTTTTTGAATTTGCAAGCAAAAAATATTGACAGTTTATCGCTGATGGACACATCAAATAAATTAAATAATTATGATACATATAAAAAAATTATACCAAATCTGGATGAAGTGATGAATTGGCATAAATGTTTAAATGAAAATGAGTGTTTATCAAAATGAAAAACTCAATATATACATCATATGGATTTGGAGTATTGAATAATAAAGAAAATATAGATTGGGTTAACTTGCAAAAAAATAAGATGATAGAATATTGCAAGAAACATGGACTTGCTTTTAATATAATAGATGAAAAAAATAAATTCATGCAAATTATACTCAATAATTTTCAGACAGATAAAAAACCTTCTTGTAAAGATTACAATGTATATACATTAAGTGCAATAGCTGCAATATTGGATTTTTGTGATTCTGATTATGACAATTTTTATTGGTTACATTTAGATATGGCTATTAACTTAGATAATATTAATATCTTTGATATACTTAACATTGATAATAATCACGTTTATTGCTGGTCAAATAAAAAACCAACACAAGAAGACAAGATTGGTTGGGCAAATACAAAAATCGAATGGCTAAAATACCTCATATCTAAAATCAATTTATCGCAAGATGAAGAATTTTACACATTATCTAATGCGTCTCTAATTTTTGCAAACAAACAATCAGCTATGTCGTTTAAGCAAATATTGCTAGAACATCTTGATATATTAAATATCAAAATAGAAACAAAATGCATTGAGGAAACTATTTTAGAATTAGTGTATTACATATGTAAAAAGAAAAATTTAAATCTAAACATTAAGGAGTTTTGGGGGGCTAGAAAAACAGGTCCATATGCCCCAGCACAATTTTATGAAGAGTCATTTGATGATCTCTCTATAGATGAAACTGTAGACAAATACAAGAATGCGATATTTATACATTTTTGGGGTGAGAGCAAAAAACATATACCAGAATTTTATAGGCGAAAAAATGAAAATAATAATAACACTGTCTGGTAAAAGTGAAAGATTTACTAAAGATGGATATCCAGAAAAATCATTCATCAAAGTTGTAAATAAATACATGATTGAACATGTAATCAATATGTTTGATGGTATCTCACATGATAATATATATTTGATCACAAAAAATTGTAATGTGGCTAGTAATAAAATTCTACAAAAGCTATTTCCAAAAATAAATATTAATCCAATATCGCCAAATTCAGATGGTCCGGTTGTATCAATATTATCAGCAGATCTAGATATCAATCCAGAAGAAGAAATTATTGTAAGCTATTGTGATCTAGTAAGTATCTTTAATTTAGACAAACTAATTTCATATGTTCATACAAATAATGCTGATGGATGTATATTGACACACTGTGGATTACATCCGCATAAATTTTACAATACTAATTTTGCACATGTTAGACATGATAGCAATAATAATGTATTAGAAATTAAAGAAAAAGGATGTTTTACAGCACATCCAATATTTGAACACGCATCTAATGGAATATATTATTTCAAATCATTCCAAATGATGAATCATTATTTTAGAAAATTGATAGAATCTGGCAACAGAGTCAATAATGAATTTTATGTAACAATGCCATATAATTTAATTATTAACGACAATCTAAAGATATTGATGTATGAAACAGAAGAATATATATGTCTTGGTACACCAAAAGATGTAGAGTTAGTAAATGCATGGAATGATATCATAACTAAGTCTAATATAGATAAAGATGAAGACTTTGTGATGGTATACAACTATTGGAAGAAAATATTCAATGATAAATTTTATAGCACCAATTAATAATCTTGGCTATGGTATAGCTGGATATAATCTACTGAAAGAATTATATCAAATAGATAATACAATTGCATTATATCCAATTTCAAGACCAGAAAATATGGATGATACCCATATTATATCTATAAGTATTAATAATCAACTTTATTTTGATAAACATAGACCGTGTATAAAATTATGGCATCAACATGATTTACAGACCAAAGTTGGTAATGGTACATATTTTGGTTTTCCAATATTTGAATTAACCAAATTTAATTCTCATGAAATAGTCAGTTTATCTCATTGTGATAAAATTATGGTATGTTCTAACTGGGCAAAAGAAGTCGTAATGAATAATGTGAATAAATTTGATCAATCAGACATTCATGTAATTCCACTAGGTGTAGATGCTACAATATTTAAACCATGCATATTGCAAAATAAAAGGCCAACTACAGTATTTCTCAATTGTGGTAAATGGGAAGTTAGAAAAGGCCACGATATTATTGTTGAATGTTTTAATAGGGCATTTAACTATAATGATGATGTAGAACTGTGGATGTTATGCGATAATCCATTTATAGGCGAAAAAAATAACGAATGGAAAAATCTATATAAAAACTCACAGCTAGGTGAAAAAATAAGGATAATACCTAGACAGCAAACCCAAAAAGATGTGTATAATATTATGAAACTTTCAGATTGTGGAATATTTCCGTCTAGAGCCGAAGGGTGGAATTTAGAGTTGCTTGAAATGATGTCATGCGGAAAACATGTAATTACTACTAACTATTCTGCACATACAGAATTTTGCAATAATCAAAATGCCATGCTTATAGATGTCGATAATGTAGAGACAGCGTTTGATGGAGTATTTTTTGATGGTAAATGTGGTTTTTGGGCTGAGTTGTCTGATAATCAAAAAGAAGAAACTATAAGTCATATGAGGCTGGTACATAATAAAAAACAGAGCGGTGAACTAAATATTAATTTAGATGGTATTCAGACAGCAGAAAAATTTTCATGGCAAAACTCAGCTAAAGGAATATTAAATGCAACTCGACTTTAGTACTCCATCAAAAATTCTAAAGACGTACAAGGATGGATTCGTCGGTAGCATTTGTGATCCAGAAGATACTGATAAATTATTGGGTGAATTAAGACATCCATTATTCGGTGCTGCTGCATATAAATTATATGGAACAGGAAAAGGAAAATTATCTCTTCCATTTAAAAATCTATTAAAATTCGATCCTAATTTTGGCCCCTCAGAAAGACAGGTAGTTGGTGATTGTGTTTCACACTCTACTCGTAATGCGATAGATATTACTAGAAGCTGTGAAATTATCAATGGAGAAAATGAGGAATTTGTTGCTCGCGGCGCTACAGAGGGCATATATGGTTCACGCGGACATGGTGGAGAAGGCATGACATGTTCTGGTGCAGCCAGATTTGTCAAACAAGCTGGTGGCGTACTAATTAGACAAAAATATGACAATATTGATTTAACATCATATCAAGGTAAACTTGCATCGTCTTGGGGACGAAGCGGGCTTCCTAAGACGCTTATAGAAGAAGCACAAAAGAGGCCAGTAAGAACAGCCAGTTTAATAACAACCGTAGAAGAGGCCAGAGACGCTCTGGCAAATGGATATGGCATAAGCGTATGTTCAATGTTTGGATTCAGTTCTCGTAGAGATAAGTATGGTATAGCCGCCCCATCTGGATCTTGGGCGCACGCTATGGCTTGGATAGCCGCAGATGATACCCATGAAATATATAATGAAACTCTTTTCTTGGTTCAAAATAGTTGGGGAGTTTGGAATAATGGCCCAAAACGACACGATCAACCAGATGGAAGTTTTTGGATTAGAGAATCTGTAGCCCGTGATATGTTAGGCTCTAGTGGATCATGGGTGTTTAGTGATGTTGATGGCTTTCCAGCAAGAAATATAGATTGGACTCTTGATGAGGTATTTTAATATGAGAAATCTTAAATTTGTAGCTTTATCACTTACATTATTATTGCCATTTATATTTCATGGAGTAATACAAACTCAAGATTCTAACTTTAGTTCATCAAAAATAAACATAGAAGATCTTGTGTATAGTGCTAATAATGCTTTTAGTAAGGCAGAAAAAGAAATATTTGAAATTAAGCCAAAACCAGATGACAATATAATTAGACCAAATCCAGATCCTAAAAAGTGTCCATGCAAAGGAACTGGAAGAATAATACACGGTGATGGACATACAACAGAATGTCCATTTCATGGCGCGGGGTTAATAATCAAACAACATCAATAGGAGCGAAAAATGAATAAAGTCAAATCTTTACTCACTTCAAGACGTTTTTGGGTTGCAACAATTGGTTTAGCAACAGTAGTTTCATCTGAATTATTTGGTGTTCAACTTGATCATGAGCAACTTTTAGCGGTTACCAGTATTGTTGTAGCATGGGTAGTTGGAGATACAATTAGAGAGACAAAATGATGAAAGATATTTTAGGTTTATTAACTCCTACTCAATGGATTGTCTTGGGGTGTGGTGTATTGATGTTAATACTTGGTTCTAAAGATTATGTAGTATCAAATGTAAAAAGTTTGTTTAACAATAAAGAGGAAGTAACACCCAAACCAACTACCAATACAGATTTAACATCTATAGTAGCAAAGTGGGAAATATTATCAAATGCCTGTAAACAAGCGAATTTACTTGATGCTTACAATAAATTACAAGAAGTATTTCCAATGTTGGTATCTGTATATACACTAGAAAAAAATAGGAAAACTATTGATGAAAAGTAATTATTTGCTTATTGCTGGATTAGCTCTGGTGGTTTTTGTATTTCTAAGCAAAATATCTGGAGTAGAAAAGGATGTCACTCCAAGCCTTGGGATACAAAAACCAACAGATGCTATATCACAACAAGTGTCTAAAATAACTAATATAGTCACAAACGATACTGATAGATTAAATCTAGCAGTGTTTAATAAAGTATTTGCTGATAGAATTATATCATATGATATAGATACGCAAAAACTAAATCATTTATATACACTAGCTGGTAAATATTTTTTTGGGGATTCACTCAAAGATAAATACGCAGATCTTGACATTTTCTTAATTAATAGTATAATAGACACGGTTGGAGATAAAAATCATATACTATCTGATAATGAAAAGTTATTACTACAAGAAAAATTCTATGGAATTGCTTGGTACTTGAATAATTGAAAGGAAAACAATGGATATTTTAGGAGCGGCTGAAAGCAGATTACAATCTATTATAGACGAAAATTCTTTTATTATCAATGTCTTAGTTAAAGATCAATCTAAGAATAATTCTTTAAATGAATTATTGAATGCTATTAGACAGTATCAAAGTGCTGCATCACAATTAGAAATTGTCAAAAATCTAAAATCACAAGTCCAATATACTACAACTAATTCTGATGCAAAAGAATCAACATGAAAGTAGCATTGACACTAATTGTCGTGCAACAAAATCCTAATGTACAGTATTCGCACGATGATTTTTTCAAATTCTTACTCACAGAAGATGGTCAATTTCCTAGTAAATATATCTCTACCAAAGATATAACAGATACCGCAAGAGACTTATTTTCTGAATATGTTAGTGTATATTTTGATTGGACTTCAATTGAGTTGATGGACTTTAGAAAAGTAAATACCACAGATTGTGAAGTAGTTTATGCAATAAAACTACCTAATTTGCTTGGTATAGAAAAACGTGGAAAATTTGTTTCACACAACAATAAGCCAAATTTCGAAAGTTTTTATGGAAGAATTCTATCAAGAAAATTCAGAATATTCTAAGCTAGATGTGTTAGCACAACTATCTCTATATATTGAAAAAGAGACTAATGAATTAATGTTTGTTTGTGATTGGGACAATACGCAAGATGGGGTGAAATATATATCACAGATCATATTTGAGTTAAAATATGGAGATATTCTAGAAAGAATATTACAACATTTATACTCCCAATGTGTAGAAAATAATAGGCTTGATGAGTTTAATGAAATCAAGAATAATTTATCACAATTGCATAAAAATAAAATATCGAGCAATAATAGTATCGTAGTGCGCCCAAGGGATATCAAATAATTCATCCAATGAGGGATAATTATGCACAAAATAAAAAAAATAGCTTGGGAAAGTTGGAATTCTAAAGTAGAAGAATCTTTAGCTGATAATGCCCTTAGTGAGGTAAGCGTAAGTTTGCTAGAAGATTCGGATGACGAGTATCCATTACTTGCACATGATTTGTTATTTCAGAACAAAATAGTTCATACCCCTATAGGTCCATATCCACAAGATTCTCTATTGAAACCTTCTGATAGATGGGATTGCTGGATCGGACATACAAATTTTGATGTAACAGTTAATATTGCAGAAATAATTGAAAAAATAGAAGGAGTTGAAGCCTTAAAAATTATGGGTAGATATTCTTTTTTTATAGGGGTTGCTAGACTATTTAATATTAAGCACGTAAGAAAAGATATAGAAAATGCTATCTGTAATTATACAGAAGAAGAAATACTATCAGATAATGATCTACGACAAACCGTAGATTTGGTCAAGAAGCAGTTGCAATCTGTCGATTATTGGTCTATACTAGTGTCTCCAGACGGAGAAGTAGAGTACATCGCTTCTGACAAGATGGATAAAACTTACTTAGACGGACTAAATAAGTTAACGGTTATGAAAAATAAAAAGGGTGGAATTATCTTAAGAGGTACTAATGGATAAAAATATTGAAAACTATTTGAAAGACAGCAACATACGTAATATAATAAATTCTGTATCCAATAAGTTCATGTATGCATTAGATCATAATGATATATCTTCTATTGCTATGGTAACATTATGGAAATGCATAGAAAAGTATGACCCAACAAAGGGTGCAAAGTTTACATCTTATCTATATCAACAGCTTTTATATGCTCTTAAAAATGAACTAAAAAAGAAAAATATAGAATATGCTTCGGACAGCATAGAACAACCAATAAGTTTTTCTATTAAGAATGAAGTATTTGACATATTAGAGAGCCTGCCTAGCGGTATGAAAACTCTATTAGAGCAAAGATTTTTTCATAATATGACCATGACTGAAATTGCTGACGAGAATGGCTATAGTAGAGAAACAGCAAGAAGAAGATTAAAAAAAGCTATTAGGATGTGTAAAAATCTAGTTAAAAGTTAATACCATTTTGTGTATATAGCTATGGACATGGATTGTATTTAGGATAATTAGGATTATGTTATATTCAAATTACATGGAGCATAATTATGCCAGTTCCTACATCTAAAGCTAATTATCTAAAAAATACAACAGGTGGCGCTTATAGTAGTACCAGACAGGGTGGAACTATCCTTGGCAATACTACAACAAGCACTGAAAGAATTACCAAAGCTCTTGCACTCAAGGATAATGCCACAGAATATACAGATGGCACTTTACCAAGAGTGAAAGATAATGGTCTTAGTCACAATCGTAAACCATACTCTAGTGGCACATTTGCCTATAGCGAAGCTGGTAAATATGTAATTGCAGCGAGTAGTGCTACACTATCTGGTGCTGCTAATACTAATATTCTAATTACTGGTAGGGGTGATAATACTAGATCTATTGCTCAATTTGAGCATGATTTTGGTGCTACTACTACTAGCTTTATTAGAAGTAATAGATTTGCTAGAAGTGGATATCTCAACAATGGTACTAAGCTTCAGTCGCGTAGACTATTCCTTAATGCTGGTGGTACAGCATCTGCTAAACCCACTGCTCTTAATACATTTAGTAGTGGTTATATGTGGAGTCCAGTTAATGATAATAAAGCTCGTCATATAGATAATGCCGCTAATCCAACCAGAGCAGTTCCCGGTGAACTAGTTATGAAGGTAGACTTCGTAACATTATCTGTGGCTAGTGGTGGCGACTTCTTCAATTATAAAGCAATAACTGGTATGTGATTTATGTTGGTGTGACATAGGGGGTATTAAAAGCCCCCTGTGTCTACCAAAATAATATCCTATAAGGAGTGCTATAATGAATGATGCTTTAAATATTTGGTCACTATTTCACAATATCATAGAAGTACTTGGTATTATATTTATACCATTCATTGCTTGGGTTATGTTAACATTGGTTAATCATGGCAAACAAATAATTATTCTTGAAGAAAAAGTCAATGATTCATTAAATAGAAGAATGCTGTCTTTAGAAGATAGGGTTGTTGGAATGGAAAGCAGACTAGAATCTAAAATAGATGCAATAGAGAAAAATGTAATTGATTGTAAGATATCAATAAATGAAAAGGCATCTTCGTTAAATCATATCATACAAAAAATTGAAATACTACTCAATAAAGTAACACACTAACATATGATACAAATCTTAGTTAATTCTATTATCAAAGAGCTTGGAATTAAAAAGAGTTTAGTTGACAAAATCACTACTTTGGCCGATAATGTAAATATCTATCAAAGGGATGATAAGACAGTAATTGAAATAAATCTCAATAAGATAACTATCACACTAGAAAAAGATCCATCAGAGAAAGATTAAATATGTCACTTAAAGCTCTTATGAATTATACGTTTGTGTCTAAGTACGCTAGATGGTGTCCAGAAAAAAAAAGAAGAGAAACTTGGAATGAGGCAGTAGACAGAGTAAAGCAAATGATGATTGACAAATATATTGATCAGTCTAATCCGGCCCATAAAGAACTTCAGCAAGAAATTGAATGGGCTTATGAGATGATGAGGAAGAAGAGGGTGCTTGGTTCACAAAGAGCTTTACAATTTGGCGGAAGTCCTATCTTTAAACACAACGCTAGAATATATAATTGCATTGCCTCATACGTAGATCGCGTTAGATTCTTCCAAGAGTGCATGTATCTATTACTATGTGGATGTGGTACAGGATTCTCAGTACAAAAACACCATATTAATAAACTTCCTAATTTAGTAAAAACTAAATCTGGAAATAAAAAGTTTACTATATCTGATTCAATCGAAGGATGGTCTGATGCTATTGGAATATTAGTCTCTAGTTATTTTGAAGATACAGACTTATTTCCAGAATATAATGGTAAAAATATAACATTCGATTTTTCTGAAATTAGACCGGCTGGAGCATTTTTACAATCTAGTGGTGGTAAGGCTCCGGGTCCAGAGCCATTACGCAAAGCCTTAAATAATATTAAAAAACTATTAGATAAGAGTATGAAGTCTGGAATAGGAAAATTACTTCCAATAGAAGCATATGATATAGTTATGTATAGTGCTGACGCTGTAATTAGTGGTGGAGTCAGACGTAGTGCTACTATTTGTGTTTTTAGTCCAGACGATCAAGATATGGCAAAGGCCAAAACTGGTAATTGGTTTATTGAAAATCCACAACGCGGTAGATCAAATAACTCAGCATTATTATTGAGAAAAGAAACTACTAAAGAACAATTTAATGAGTTAATGCAATCTGTCAAAGATTTTGGAGAGCCGGGATTTGTATGGTCAGATTCAACTGAGTTAATTGTTAATCCTTGTGTTGAAATTGGTATGTGGCCCGTAGATATAGAAACTGGACAAACTGGCTGGCAGGCATGTAACCTAAGTACAATCAATTGTGCCAAAGTAAAAACAGAAAATGATTTTTATGATGCATGTAGGGCCGCATCTATAATTGGAACACTACAAGCAGGATTTAATAAATTTGATTATTTGGGTTCTGTGTCAGAAAGAATTATCTCAAGAGAAGCACTACTTGGTGTTTCTATGACCGGAATCATGGAACAATATGATATATGTCTTAATGATACCATACAAAGCGCTGGAGCAAATATTGTTAGAGATACCAACGCTAAAATAGCTAACATGATAGCAATTAATCAAGCCGCAAGAACTACATGTGTTAAACCAGAAGGTACATCAAGCTGCATTTTAGGCACATCCAGCGGTATACATCCTCATCATGCTAAAAGATATATTCGTAAGGTCCAAGCAAATAAAATGGAACCAATATATCAATACTTCAAATCAATTAATCCAAGGGCATGTGAAGATAGTGTATGGTCAAATAATGATAGCGATGATGTCATTTCATTTTGCGTAGAGGTTCCAGATGGGTCTAAAATAAAAAATCAAATTGACGCCATACAATTATTAGAGCATGTAAAAAATACCCAAAAAAACTGGGTATTAAATGGTACAAACAAGCATTTATGTACACAACCTTGGCTGGTACATAACGTATCAAATACGATAAATATTAAGCCAGAAGAGTGGTCTATTGTTACTGACTACATATATAATAATAGAGAATACTTTTGTGGGATATCATTATTGCCAATTACTGGAGATAAAGATTATCCACAGGCACCATTTACAACAGTTTATACTCCACACGAACAAGTAAAACATTATGGAGATGCTTCATTGTTTGTGAGCGGCTTAATAGAAGTGGCATTAGAACTATGGGAAGATAATTTATGGGCCGCTTGTGATTCCTTGCTTGGAATAGGACAAAAAATCAAGGGATCAGAAAAGAAAGAATTTGCAAATAGATGTAAAAAGTTTGCAGGTAAATATTTTGATGGGGATTTACGAAAATTAACATACTGTATGAAGGACGTATTTAACTGGAAAGAGTGGGTAGATCTAAATCGTGAATATCAAGATATAGATTTCACCAGCGTCATAGAAGAAACAAACAATACAAAAGCAGAACAGGAATGGGCTTGTTCTGGCGGAACATGTGAACTAGTATAACATTGGAGACATATTATGTCAATTGATTTAACAACCTTGATAGATTGTTCAGCTATAAATATATCAAATACTACCTATAATCATAGTATCCATTTTAAGAAGCTAGATAAAAATGCTATAGCTCCATCTAAGGCTAATCATACAGATGCTGGCTATGATTTATATGCCCTAGAGGATTGCATAATACCATCACAGAATAGATTGATGATTAAAACTGGAATATCTATGGCAATTCCAGATGGCTATGTTGGTTTAATATGGCCTAGATCTGGATTGGCTGTTAAGCACGGGCTTGATACTATGGCTGGAGTGGTTGATAGTGGTTATCGTGGCGAAGTGTGTGTTGTGTTACAAAATCATGGATATGAACCATATAATGTTAAGGCTGGGGATAGAATAGCACAAATATTATTTCAATCTATTTTATCTGTACAAATGATAGAGACTGAGGAATTAAATAATTCTGACAGAGGACAGTCTGGTTTTGGCAGTAGCGGAAATTAAATATGTCTCAAAATAGAGTTTTCTATGCCTGTCAGGCTGTACTGTATAGAAAACGAAATACTAAATCTGGTGGAACTTATGCATACTTAGATGGCGCTCAGTCAGTTGGCGTAAGTAGCACTAGCGAATCTTCATCTATAGTAGACATTGGTAGATTTCAAAGAAGGTTTCGTTTTGAAAATAAGAACCGTACTCATGAAATTAATATTTCTAGAATAATACCAAGGGGTGGACAATTATTCTACTATGATGAAAGTTCTAGTACTAATTATAATCAGTGTCATCTACTATCTAATACAAATCTAGGATGTCAAGGATCAGACACATATACTAATAGTAGTGGATTAAAAAATTATGATATTATAATAGTATATGGAGAAGATGATGTATCTTTAATACAAGATAGTGCAACACTGACAAAAGTGTCATATAAAAATTGCCTACTAACAAATATATCATATGATATTGGTGTTGATCAAATCACAGAAACAATTACACTTACTAGTAATATTGTAAAATATGATGACGGTGACGTTGACGAGTTACCTAACTCAGCTCAAGATGGCGATATTCTAAAAAGACAGCACATTAAAATGTCTTCTACTATCTTGCCAGAAGAAGCCAATCAAATTTTTAAATTGAATAGTCCACTATCTATAGATAGTAAAGATGTATTTGGTTTACAGTCTATACAAATTGAAGCCACTATAGATTATACAGAATTAAATGATATTGGTATTTGGAGAGGGGCAGATGATGAGACAGATGTTAATCTGTGGAAGTTTGTAAATTTACCGATTAGTATAACCTGCTCATTAGTTGGCGTCATTAGAAGTATATATCTATATCAAGATATATTACGCTTAGATAAAACATTCGAAGAAAATAAACAAATAAAAATTGTAGCTGATGCTTTAGGCAGTCAATATTTTGTGTGGGATTTAGGGACGAAAAACTACCTAGATAATATCTCTACTTCTGGTGGAGATACTGGTGGAGGTAATGTGGAACTAACACTGTCATATAAAAATGATTATAGTGATTTAGTACAATACAAAGGTGCTACTATTCGTTCAATCTCAAACACTGGGCCATATTAAAATGAGAAAAAAAAGAACAACAGATTCTAATAAAGAAAAAAAGCCACCATTAAGAAAAGTATTCAAACCTAAAACACAAAATCAAGTAGACTATATTAGAACAATGTCTGAATGCGATATAACTTTTTGCGTAGGACCAGCTGGTAGTGGTAAAACAGCTGTGGCCGTTGGATTGGCATGTGAATATTTACTAACTAATAGAATTGAGAAAATTATTATTACTAGACCTGTTGTAGAATCTGGTCGTGGTTTAGGATATTTGCCGGGAACATTAACAGAAAAGGTATTACCATACTTAATACCCACGTTGGAAGAAATGAAACTATATTTAAGTACTGACACATTTAATAATTACAAGAATACCAATGCCATAGAATTATGCCCACTAGAATACATGAGAGGAAGAAATTTTCACAATTCATTTATGATATTAGATGAGGCGCAAAATGCCACATATGAACAGATAAAAATGTTCTTAACACGAATTGGCACACAGTCTAAAGCTATCATCAATGGAGATATAACACAGACAGATCTTAATGAATATTCTGATGGTGGCTTAGATGAGTGTATAGAAAGATTAAGAGGAGTTGAAGGTGTTGGTATATGTAAATTATCATCAGAGGACATTGTAAGAAATAAAATTATTGCTAGAATTATTGCCAGACTTTAGTATGTTGTGTGTTTTTTGATTATGATCTATCCATAATGAAGGACAAAGGAAGGTTACGGAGAGCTATATGCCAACATACGATTTTGAGTGTGAGCCATGTGCGTTTTATATAGAAATTAAACAGGGATTTAATGATCCCTCTACTCATACTTGCCCAATCTGTGGAAAAGAAACATTAGTTAAAGTTTTTATTAATCCACCAGCAATCATGATAAGGGGGGAACCTGTAACAATTGCACAACTAGCAGATAGAAATACTCAAAAAATGGGAAAATATGAGTTACAAGATAAGAATGCTAAAAATAATATTCATCAAGCGTCAGAAATCACAGAACAACGTAAACTTAATAGAAGAATTAATAAAATGACCCAACAAGAAAAAGTACGTTGGATTAAAGATGGTGACTGATGAATCATAATTTGAGTAATAGAAAAGAACACCCACATCATGTTATTATTACAATGAAAATTGATATTAGAAAGATATTACCAGATGGAACGCTTGATCAACAAGTATTAGGAAATAAACTTTTATCTGATTATGGTATATCAAATAAAGCACAATTTTATTTTTCTGCCGTGTCAGAGGCAGAAGCAATTAAATATCTTAAACAAAAATTGGAGAGATTAAATGGCTAGGTGGGAAAATGAAGATGTAAGTGATCTAAATTTACCAGATCCAGTACATCTTGTCAGAACTTTCTTTGACAAAAACGCCAAAGAGACTAATAATGAAGAAGTAGCATTCGCCAAAAAAACAATTAATGACGATAAAGAATTATATTATATTAAATATGCGCGTGGAGAGATTATAGATCCACATCATATAGATAGTAGCATACGCAATACTACATATCCAAAAATATTCAAAAAGGTTAATAAACAGGCATTCGATTCATATATAAAATTTCTTCAAACAAAAAATCGTTTATACTTTACAATGGCAAGAAGAATAGTAATGGAGCAAATATAATGAGAAAAGGACCACTATCTAAAGCAGATAAAGAATTTATTGACGCTAATAGATCTAATATGACACTAGTTGAACTAGCCTCTAAATTACAAAGATCAGATAAGGTTGTTGAGACATATTTGAAAACACTTACTCCTACAACTAATACCAATAATGTTGGTTCAGATATAAATCTATACGCAAGAAACAAAGAGCGTGGTGTAGTTGTTATGACAGAATCTGCTTCAATGTCAGCGGATGAAAAAAAGACTAAATTAGATGTATACTCATCTAGAAAATATAGAGATGTAATTCATAAAATTCGGGAGGATTGATATGATTTGCAAAAGTATAGATGGATACATGGAAAAATTATGCTATCATGATCTTATGATCAGTTGGCAAATTACTCTTAATGATGGCACAAAAGCTTATGGAGATTATGACAGAGAAGGATTTGATAATCCTTGGATTAGACTTAAAAGATATTGTGCAGAGAATGATGTATATCCAGTAAAGGTGGAATTACATATGTTTGGTGCGCCTCATGAGATTTTCTTTGAAGATGAAGAAGGTCTAGATGGCGTGTTTGTTATGCGTGGCATGGCTAAAGATCAAGCAATGGATGGAAGTCATTCACAGTCTTTTCAAACAATAACAGTTGGACTTTTAAGAGATGACTGTTCTTGTATAGATGTTGCAAAATATACTTGGCCTATTAGTCAGTTTGAAAAAAGACATAGTACTAGAGTATTGACAGAAGAAAATGTTGCAAGCATGTTATTTAAAAATGGATCAAAAAAACGAGAACATCCAGAAATACAAAAGTTGCTCAACGGGTGAACCCTGTACCGCAGCACAATATATAGCTGAATTGGTGTGTATTAGGAAAAGAGAAAAAGATAATACTGGTAATCTAGAATATAAATTTTGGAATAAATCGCAAAAGGACGAGTATCAGATACAAATCCGAGTTGCCAATAAATTAATAAATAAATATTCAATAGAAGCAGTATTACATTATTTAAATACGGCACACGGTAAAAAAACATACTCGTTAGGTTTTTTACATTCATCTAAAAAATTTGTATTGATTTCTAAATATGTTGAAGATTATATTAAAATCAGTTTTGAAATAACAGAAGCTGAAAAACAAAAACCAAAAAAGACTCTTGACACAGCAAACATTGACAAATTAGAATATACAACCAGACCAAAAAATTTAAAAACTACACTCTTGAATAAGATTAGGAAAGCACAAAATGGCTAAAGAAAAAGATCCAGAATATCTTACAAAGATTCTAAAACAGTATGGTAATATTATATCTAATGGTCAGCAGATCCTAGAGGAAAAACGTAACTACAAAGTTATATCTGTGAGTCCAGCCATAGATATTGCTTTAGGTGGAGGTATTCGTGAAGGAACTTGGCTCACACTTACTGGAGATCCAAAAAGCGGTAAGACAACAACTGCAATGCAAATAGCATCTAATTGCCAAAAGGAGGGAAGACCGGTTATATATTTAGATGTTGAGGGCAGATTGAAAGATATGAACTTTGAAGTAAGAGATTTAGATGCCTCAAAAATGAAAATTATACATCCAGAAGATAAACCACTACCAGCAGAGGATTTTTTAGATGTGGCACATAAGTTAATGAGTCATCCAGATTATCATGGTGCGGTACTTATTATAGATTCTATATCCTCATTAATGCCAGCAAAAGAATTAGATGGAGATATGACCCCCGGTAGGGCTGGATTACCAAAGATTCTATCTATCTTTACTAAAAAGATGGGTCAGCTCTTACCAAGACAACGTGGCTTAATAATAGCAATTACACACTTCATAGCAAACACAGCTGGATTTGGTGCCACTAAAATGGCTGATGGTGGTACAAAAATTCAATATCAAGCAGATACAAGAATGGAAATCAAGAGTGGTGGAGAAAAGCTATCCGCTGTAACTCCTTGGACTAATAATAATCAAGAAAGAATTGGTCAGGTTGTGAACTGGAAAATTTTATGTTCATCGATGGGGCCACCCGGTGGACAAGTACAAAGTTGGATTAGATATGGTCATGGAATTGATAAAGTGCAAGAGGTATTGATTCTTGCTCTGGATCTTGGTATGATAGATAAGGCCGGTGCATGGATGACATGTTCCTTTATGGGGCAGCATAAAGACTTAATTAAGAAGATAAAACCAGATTTGGATATCGAAGATAGCGAAGCGATAGAAAAGGCTTTTAAGTTTCAAGGACAAGATAACCTATATCAATTTTTAGTATCTAATCCAGAAGTAGTGTCAATATTGGAAAATAATATTAAGTGTGTGATATGAACATATTAGGACTAGATGGTAAAAACTATAGTTGGAACCCGTCTGCAAATCAAGCAGACACAGAAAATAGATCATCATTACATATGATGGCAAAAGACTTATTGAATGAACTATTTCCACATGATAGAGTTTTAGAAGAGGTATCTTTACCCGGAAGTAAGACAAAGTACAGAAACACTGTATTGAGAGCCGATTTTTTCATACCAAATAGAAATTTGATCATAGAAGTTCATGGAGAGCAGCATTACAAATTCAATAAATTCTTCTTCAAAAACAAGTTACATTTTTATCGTGCAAAAGCCAGAGATAATGATAAAAGAGAGTGGTGTGATATTAATTCCATCAAGTTAGTTGAACTAAATTATAATGAGGATATAAATGAATGGAGAAGAAAGATTTGAAGTATTCAAATCTTCTATTGAAGATTGGATTAATTTGCATGGCATTCAAGCTGTCAAACCTAATCCCGCGATAGATGAAATATTGAATATTGGTAGGGATCAACTCAGAAAATTAACTCATAATCAATGCCTAGAGTATGCATATGAATTATATGCATATAGTGAATATTTAGATAGTTTATTGTGCAAAGAGCAAATTGCCTTCGATTGGGCTGATGATAGCATATGGTATGTGATTGCAGACAAGATAGATCAGTACGGAGATAAATATACAAAATGGCAAGAGAAGTACTTTAAAGCAGTTAAGGAAAATCCATTAGCAACACAAATTGTTAAAGTAAAAACTTATTCTAGTGCTAGAATCAAGGTATTACAAAATAAAATCAGCACTATCAAAAAGATGTCAGAAATATTATCTAGTTTAGCTAAGAGGAAATATAATGAATAAAACAGAACACATAAAGAACCTATTAAAAAAAGCAATAGAAACAAATGACGAAGAACTAATTGCACTAGCAAGTTCTTTAATGTCTGAACAAGACACAGCAGCACCAATAGAGAAAAAAGACGACAATAATGAATTCATCTTCACTATGCCAAAATCACAGAATGACAACAAAAGAGGGGTGCCTGTAAATGCCATCAAGAAACGTGTAAATACGTTTCAAGATGATGGAATAGAAGCCAAAGATATTACTACACCAGATATAAAGCCAACAGAAAGAAAGCGACCAAGGTTTCAACCAATATATCAAACTTGTCAAAAGTGCAATAAATCAATTCAGACTCATCCAACACATAAAAGAGATTTCTTTATCTGCGATAGATGTATAGGTAAATAATGCAAAAGAAAAGCTTGCTAGAAAATGCTGCATCTGAAAGAGCCGTATTGGCTGGATTATGCCAATATGGCTTAGATGTGTATCTCAATATAGACTTTGTTGATACCGACCATTTTCATAATAGCACCAATCAACTTATATTCAGTTGCTTAAAGGCCATAATAAACAATAATATCAAAGTTGATTTAACATCAATTCTATCTGCCGCTAGTGATCTAGGTATTTCTGAAAAGATTAATACTAAAGATGAAATAGGTTTCATTAGATCATTATTTAATTTCCCTATTCATAAAGAAAATGTTTCCATACATGCAGCTAAAATCGCTAAATTAAAATTAGCTAGAGATCTAAAGCAAACTCTTAAAGTTTGCTCTGAGAGACTAGAGACTATAAACGGTGAAGAAGATATCATGGATATGATATCTAGTATAGAAGAGCCAATATTAGATGCAACGTCTAGTATTTATCAATCATCTAATAAGTCTACTGAAATCATAGGATCAAATATAGAAGAGTATATTACATACCTATGCGACAATCCATCAGATTTTGCAGGTATTCCAACAGGCTTTAGTAGATATGATTTAGCCATAGGTGGTGGCTTGCGTAGAAAATGCGTAGATTTAATTGCCGCCAGACCAAAAATTGGTAAATCAATGTTTGGTGATGCTGTAGCTTTAAATGTATCCAAAGGACTTAAAATACCAGTTCTTATGCTCGATACTGAAATGTCAAAGGAAGATCATCTCAATCGCATGATAGCAAATTTGAGCGGTGTAGAAATTAATAAGATATCTACTGGAAAATTTGGACAATGTGAATTAGATAAAGAGAAGGTATATAAGGCAGCAGAAGAACTTAAAAGTATTCCATATCACTACATCAGTATTGCTGGTCAGCCATTTGAAAATATAATATCAATCATGAGAAAATGGATATATCAATATGTAGGATTTAATGAGGATGGCTCTACTAAAGACTGTTTAATAATATATGACTATCTAAAATTAATGGGATCAGAAACAATAAACAATTCTATGCAAGAATATCAAGTTCTTGGTTTTCAAATTACTAAACTACATAATTTTTGCGTAAAGTATGATGTACCATGCCTTAGTTTTGTACAATTAAATAGAGATGGTATTACTAAGGAATCTACAGATGTAGTTTCTGGATCAGATAGATTAATTTGGCTATGTACAAGTTTCTCAATATTCAAGCTAAAATCAGATGAAGAAATTGCTGAAGATAGGCAAGAAAATGGAAATCGTAAACTTGTACCAATCGTGTCAAGGCATGGTGGAGGACTAGATGATGGCGATTATATTAGCATGAAGATGTTTGGCTCTATTGGTAAAATAGAAGAAGGCAAGACTAGAAACGAAATACATCAAAAGGCAAAAAATAAACAAGAAGGATTTGAGATCGATGGAGAAATTGACTCAGAAACAGATATATAGTATCTGTGTTAAATTGATAGACAATATTCCCAAAATATTGAATACATTTCAAATTGACTACATAGAATATCCAAATAGATTTTCATTTCCTTGTCCTGTGCATGGTGGTGATAATCCAGAGGGATGCAGTTTGTTTGTTGATGGTGATTCAGCTAAAGGTAATTGGAGATGCTGGACACATAATTGTCAAGAAGAATATACTAGTAATATTTTTGGATTTGTTAGAGGGGCTATGTCTCACACACGAAGAAAAAAAATCTCATTAAATGAAACTCTATCATTTTGTGAAAATATACTTGGCACAAAATTGAACCACTCTGATATAGAAATACCAACCAAAAATTTAGACATACTAGAAGTCTTTACAAAAAAACCACAAGATATAGGTAGTGAATTATCTAGATCACAAGTTAGATTAAAACTAGATATACCATGCAAATACTTTATCAATAGGGGATTTCTACCAGAAACGTTAAACACATTTGATGTTGGTATTTGTAAAGAAAAAAATAAACCTATGTCTGGCAGATCTGTAGTACCAATATATGATCAATCATATAAATATGTTGGATGTGCTGGTAGAGCATTGAACAATGATTTGCAACCTAAGTGGTTATACAGTAAAGGCTTTAAAAAAGCTGTGTTATATGGTATGCATATAGCTAAATATGATATATTACAAACCGGTAACATCATTTTGGTAGAAGGTCAGGGCGATGTGTGGAGGATGCACGAAGCTGGATATAAACAAACAGTAGGTATTTTTGGTTCCAGTATCAGTGATGATCAACTATTACTAATGGAAAATAGTGGAGCATGTAATGTAATTATATTAACAGACTCAGATGATGCTGGTGATATGGCCTATAAACAGATAGTCAAAAAATGCGGTCGTAGATTTAATTATTATCGACCACGAATTTCAGCCAAAGATGCTGGCGATATGAAAATATCAGATCTTCAGAAAGAACTAGCACCCCAACTAAAAGGAGTAATTGATGCAAACTAGAATTTTAGCTTTTGCTGGTCATAAACAGGCTGGAAAAACCACATGTTCTAATTTTTTACATGGCTATCAACTTAGGGCTAATGGCGTAATTGATGGATTTGATATTACTACAGATGGAAAGCTAGTTATAAAAACGGCAATCATAGATGATGATGGCAAAGAGAAAGAAGGATTGGGATTATTAGAGACTAACAGATTAGATGCAGAGTTTGCAGAGTGGGCGGTATATAATATGTGGCCGTTCATTAAGAACTATTCATTTGCCACACCACTCAAAGATATGTGTATCGGTTTATTTGGCTTACAACAAGAAAATATATATGGCAATAATTCCATGAAGAATGCCAATACATTCTATAGATGGGAAGATATGCCATCTGTTATTACAGATAAAGATTTACTTGCAAATCCAGAAATCAAAAAATTAGTAGACAGCGGAACTCTACATTATCATCCAAGAGGCAAGATGACACATAGAGAATTTTTACAATTCTTTGGCACAGATATATGTAGAAAAATATATGAGGATATCTGGTATAGTAGACTATTGAATGATATTAATCATGAGCAACCACTAGTGGCGATTGTAGATGATTGTAGATTTATCAATGAAGTAAATGCTATACAAAAGGCTGGTGGTAAAGTGATCTATCTAAGTAGAAATTTATATGATGACAATCACAGCAGTGAAGCCGAGTTAAAACAATGTAATAGCTTTGATGCAACTATCGATAATCAAGATCTATCTATACATGAAACTAACATAAAGCTTATTGAGATATTAGATAGCTGGGGCTGGCTAGGTAAAGAGATAATACCAAATAATAAGTCAATGCTACAAAAGGTTGGTGGCATACATAAAATAAAGGAATAAAATGATCATTACATATATTCGATCATCCAGTTATAACAATTATGAATATTGTCAGATGCAATATTTTATTACATATGTTTTAGGACATCAAAGCATATCTGGTAAAAAAGCACAGCTTGGTACTATTGTACATAAGGTAATGGAGTGTTTAGCTAAATGTAAACAAGTACTACAATCTAGCAACACAAAAAAATCTTTATCTATTAATGATGATGCAATTGGTGATATATCATTTACTGCTAATTCTTTGTTTACTAAATCTTTTGTGGATAAACTCATCATTCGAAGTTATAACAGCTATACAAGCAAATGCAGTCATGATTATCATGCAGCAGACTTGACTTTCTGTAAAGATTTAGTTAAAACAGCGTTAGAATATAACGATGGACAATTTGATCCACGCAATAGAAAAATTATTGCCGCAGAACCACAGTTTGATCTACCAATAGAAACAGATTGGGCTAAGTATGAGTATAAATTGCCAAATGGAAAAATAGTTAAAGGCCAGTTAGCTATTAAAGGTACTATCGATCTTGTAACAGAAGTAGATAAAGATGTAATAGAAATTATAGATTGGAAAACCGGGAAAAGACTTAATTGGGCAACCGGAGAAGAAAAAACATATGACAAGCTATGTCAAGATCCACAATTAATGTTATACAACTATGCTACATCCAAGCTTTTTCCAGAGTACAAACAATCAATCATGTCTATCTTTTTCATTAAAGATGGTGGACCATTTAGCATGTGTTTTGATGAACAAGATCAAAATAATTTCTTATCCATGCTAGAATCTAGATATAAACAAATTCAACATAATGATTTTCCTAAGCCTATTTCCCATGATAGATCTAATTTTAAGTGTACAAAATTGTGTCACTTCTACAAGAACAATTGGCCGGGAACAAATAAACCAATGTGCAATTATGTTGAAGATCATTTAAGAGCTTTTGGATATGATGAGACAGTAGAAAAATGCACTAATGATAATTTTGATATAGGATATTATTCAGCACCGGGTTGATTATGCTAGAAGTAAAAATCACAGAATCAATGAAAGAACGAGCTTTTCAAAAGGCCAAAGATATGGGTAAATTGGTAAATTCTATTACTAATGGTGATGGTAATTTAGCTGGATTTTTAGGAGAAGAGATAGCTAATTCTGTTATTAATGGCACGATTAATAATACTTATGATTATGATATAATTAAAGAAGGAAAAAAATATGACGTAAAAACAAAAAGATGTACAAGCAAACCAAAAGAATATTATGAATGTTCGATAGCGGCATATAATACTAAACAAAAATGTGACACATATGTATTTGTAAGAATAGAATACAAAAACAATAATTGGGGCAGAGCTTGGATTTTAGGATTTTTTCCTAAAAAAGAATATTTTCAAAAGGCAATATTATTGAAACGTGGAGATATCGATCATAGCAATGGTTTTATTGTAAAAGCTGACTGTTATAATATGGCAATCAAGGATCTTCATCAATATGGCTGAGTTACTTGACCTACACAAAGAATTTCATCTTGGCAATTTATTCACATATAATGTTGGCAAAGAATTAGCTAATTTGCTATGTGATAAATTCAGAGTAATTCTAAAATATGATAGTAAAGAATTACCAGTATTTAATGATGATTTACTAAACATTGAAATAGCAACTTCAAGAGAAACACACTCTATACCTCATAATTTTTTTAGAGATGATGTTTATGCTATATTTCAAAACTATTTCATGTTAGATAAATGGGAATATCCAATATATAACCCACTATCATATCCAATGCCAATAGGTACGTTTGTAGATTTTGATCAATTTAAATCTATAGAAATTAAACCAATTCCAGAAAGAAAATATGATTTTTCTTTTATTGGACAAATACCACATACTGGCACTAGAGATTGTTTCAAAAGAAACATAGAGCAATTAGTATTAAAAACTGGTAAAAAGTTTAGATATGTATTAGAATTTACTACTGGTTTTAATGGCGGCTTATCTCATGGAGAATATGTCGAGTTATTAAATGATTCGAAAATAGCACTGTGTCCACCCGGAGCATATAGTCTAGAAACATTTAGATTTTTTGAGTGCATAAAAATGGGGGCGATTCCGATGGTTGAAAGATTGCCTAAACTGTGGTATTATGAGAATGCACCGTTCTTCAAGTGTAGGTGGCATGAGTTAGATTTTTATTTATCTACATCATTGAACTACTTAAATAGTATTACATCCAGAAGTATGTTTGAAAAATTAGCCATATATAATATGCAGATATTAAATGAGCAACAGCTTGCATTACATTTATATACTGTTTTACAACACAGAAATAATATAGATAAAACAATTATACAATCAGAAATACAAAAAATAAGAAGAGAGCTAGAACAATATGTCTAATATTGCATTAAATTGTAAAACACATTTTAGTTTACTAAATGGCTTATCACAATGTGACGACTTAGCAAAGAGATGTAAGGAATATGGATATGATGGCTGTGTTATAGCAGATAAGAACACAATATCTGGAGCGGTTGAATTTCATCAAGCCTGTATGAAAAATGGCATTAAGCCAATTATAGGATGCGATTTTAATCAATTTATATTGATTGCAAAAAATAAATCTGGATGGTTTGAATTAATGAAAATAGTTTCAGATATAGACCATATGCTTTTAGAGGATATTGCTAAAACAAATAATATCTTATGTATGTCTAATGACATAAATCTAGAAAAGATATTTCTAGCCAACTTTATTAAATGCGACATAAAGCAATATGCCATATATTATGTTGATCAAAAGGACGTAGAATGTCATCGTATTTTATTGTGTGCAGATCAGAAGACAACATTGCCAAATATCAAGAAAAAGATAAGAAATAATG